AAGAAAAAGACCTACCTCTTATTAAACACATGAATTTAGGCTTCATGCATGCCTACTACACCTTATAAACGTAGTCAGGAGAAACTACTGGATTGTAATTTCTATAGCCTTGACTTAGAAGAGGTATGGTGTAAACCTCTGTAACGACACGGTAACCTTGGTATAATTGTTGTGTCGTATTATAATAATTGGCGTTGATTGGATTACAAGGCTCAACGATTCCCAAAGCCTCAGATATGTCGTTAATTGTTCACAACAATACCTCCAAATGATACTGGTCCATTAAAATGTTTCATGCCTTGTTGCTTGGCATCTGTAATGGAAACAGCGTTAAACATAAATACTCCAGACGTACGATTACATATCATTCTGAAGCGTTTCTTTGCTCTATTATGAGCGGTTAATTTGTTTGCCATAGGCATCTCCTTTTTTGTTTTGTAACATTTAAATGCTTGCTTGAGGTCTGTTCAGGTATCAGCAGAGATATTGTTACGGCCACCCTGATTCCATTATACTCCTGATAAATTACCCCTATTCTCAGGGTACATAACCATTCCTCAAACTTCGTAATGCTCTGTAAGAAGCAACTTTAGCGATACAGAATTAAATGAGCTTCACACCCATACATTACTTACGCATTATTAATTTTATGTGTGGTAAAATAGAGTATATAGGCGTGCATGTGCCTACAGGAATAAAGTAAACACCTCCTAATGGAGGCATTCACTCTATTTCTTCAGGGTTAGCTCTAAATATCACCCTCGTCCACAAAGTAGGTTTCTCTCGGCTTTACATATACCAGAGATGCTACTGTAAATGGCTTTTCTAACGATGCACCAGCTTTATCAGCTGTAATAGCATACACTCGCTGATTAGTCTTCTTACTCTTTTGTAGAGTGTAGAATGCATTAGGGATTATTTCTGTTTTACTATTATCCCCATTTACTTTTGCATCTAAATTACGTAAGGTGACAGAATCTAAACCGCCATTTTTGAGCAATTTGGTAGATGCTAAGTCAGATTCTGATAGTGCTCCGGCGAAAGTAAGCTTGATTTTATTCGGATTATACACTTTCTTACCATCCTCTTTAACATCAACCCAAGCCTCTTGGAATTGCACTTGTTTTACAGCATTAGATAAGCCTTCAACACCTATACGGATTGGATTAGCTATGGTTTCAGACATTTTGTTTCTCCTATTAAACATTTAGAAATTAATTAAGGTTGGAGATATTACTTGAATCCCCTCATAACAAGCAGGGGAGAGCGTGGCGCCCCTGCGCCATGCGACCATAACCACACAGCCTTGAAAACTTAGCCGAGACAAGATAAAGACGCTGTAAACTTAAATTTCAACTAAAGTCTACCCCCATGCACCCTTTTTTCAAGGCGGTGGGGTTGATGGTATATCACGTAACCACATTCTACAGCAATTTTTTAGAAATGACTTTTTCAACCTTTCCTAGTTGTCCATTAAACCCTTGATAAGGTTAATACGGGCAGGTTTCCATAATTTTTTTGTAGCTAAAAAAGAAAAGGCTTGACAAAGGTGTACTTTTAGTTGTAAATTTGGAGCACTGTATGGCGACATAATTAGGCACATAAAGCCGCTTGAAGCCTAATTAACCAATAACAAGCATTTTATGAGTACTTATAGCTTTTACGACGTAGATAGCGTCGTTATGTGATAACTATATTAAGGGACGTAATGAATAACTTATATGAATATGTATTAAAGCATATTGGTGAACGATATGGGCGGTCTGAGGACTTCTTAGAAGGTGTTATGAATAGAATAGCATGGCATGAATCAAGAAGTGTTGTAGATTGTAAGCAAATAGGTGGGGGTCCTGGTAGGGGCCTCTTTCAATTTGAAGAAGGGTATCAGCAAGGCGGTGAAACTGCTATGAAGAGACTTCTTAGGTGGTTTGTTAAGCATGATATAGATACACCTTCTTGGGTTAATGTAGGCGTAAATGGAGTAGATGCTTCTAAATTAGCTGCAGAGGCCCAAAAGATGATGTTTTTAGGTAATGTTAGGTATCATCCTAAGGCAAGCTTTAAGGGTTTGACAATAGACAACCTTAGAGAATGGTGGGCAGACTACCACTGGGCAGGGGATGCAAGTCATAGAGAGGGTCATATGAAGTCTTTTGACCATAGTATGGAGCATTTTAAAGGATGATAGGATATTTTATTTTAGGATTTGTGTTAGTATTTGTAATACACTATATACTTAATGAAAATTCTGGATATCTTGATGACTGGCGTTTTGATGATGAAGATTGGGATTAAACAAACAAAAGGAGATTAAATATGCCGTACGGTAAAGGAACATATGGGAAAAAGGTTGGCAGGCCACCTAAAAAGAAAACAATGCCTAGAAAGAAAAAGAAAAAATAACACTTGTATACTATAAATATACATCATAAAGGTGATGAAGAGCCTACTACTTATAAGATATATAGAGAAGATGAGGCTATTAAGGAAGGTATAGAGTATGTTTATTGGAAAGAAGCTGATGCAAAGCAGTATGCACTCTCTGATGACAAATACGTCGCTATGGTCATCTCTAGGAGAGAGTATCCTAGCAATCATGACATTCCTAACACTTACTTGCGTTTTCCTTGGGGTTACACTTTTTTTAATCCTAAGTATAGCAGTAAGAAACTTAATGTTAAGGGTCGTAAGACCAATGTCACTTTTAGTGGGAAAAGTTATATTGAAGTTCAATCAGGTCAGGACAAAATGAAGAACTTGGCGACTATGTTCGCTCTTAAGCCAGATTATGACTTGGCTATAGAGTGGGCTATGGGAGCTGTTACAGATAGTGAGCGCAGGAAATGGAAGCGCACAATGAAATCAGAGGTATTTAAGAGTATGGTAAGAGATGAATTGCAAGGCTTATTGTTAGAGCATGGGTTAACAGAAAAGTATACCTTAGAGCTTTTAGAGAAGACTATTGCTTTAGCTACTGATAAAAAGGATATAACTAATCTTTTAAGAGCTGTAGATAACTTACAAGACATGCACGGCATGAAGGATAAGCATCTTGTTAAAACAACCGATAGGTTGGAGGCTTCATCCTCGACTAAGCTCTTGGATGAGATAGTCGAAGAAGAGCAGCGTCTTGTTGCTACTAGAACAACCTTTAATGATGATACAGGTGAAGTAAAGTATAAAGAGGGCGATGAATAATTTATTAAAGACAGCATATGATAACATTTTAGGTAATATTTCTGGTATGGAAGAAGTGTCTAATTTGCGAGACGCCCTAAAAGACTACCATCATGACTCTTTAAATGAAGCAAAGGACATGGCGGGAGTTAAGCCATTCACTCCTGGGCACAAGTATTATGGATTTGATGCATGGCATTATGATGATATTGGAGGACGGCCTGCTCCATTAGACCCAAATCAATACCCTAACTGGGAAGAAGTAGATGCTATGAGGCATTATTATGGACCTCAGGTTATGGCTGAGGCAGATGGCGGTGGAGTATGGCAAAATATTAAATCAGTTGTTGGACCGTTATGGCATGAGCTAGAGGGTGTAGTACAGGGTGACCCCATGGAGCAAATAGGGGTAGACCTTTATAATAATGCTGTTTCTAATTATGATGAATTTACTGGCAGGGATAAATTCCCCGCAACAGGCCTATTAAATAGGCTTAGAGCCTTTAGTGGCGGTAAAATGCCTAAGCAAGAGTTTTCTAACTTTGCAAAGCATGCCTTAGGCAGAACGAAAGTACCTTCACCATACGGTGAATAATATGGATTACGAAGAAGAGTATAGCAGAAAGAAGGTCTTTGAGAAGCTGTATAGGAATATGGCTCTTTTTGGCCGAACCTGCTTTCCTACCGCACTAAATAAGGAGATTCCTCCTTTCCACAGAGAAGTGTATCAAGCTCTTGGTAGTCCTGCAGAGCGAAGGGTGGCTATTGCTGCCCCTCGTGGAACTGCAAAATCAACAACAACATCGCTTATATTTCCATTATGGAAAGCCGCATTCAAGCGGAGCGATGAAGACTTATTTATTGTAATTATATCAGAGTCTCAAGCGCAGTCAATTAACTTCCTTAGTCGTATTAAATATCATTTGAATAATTCTACACAGTTTAAAGAGTTGTTCGGAGATATGAGCTTTAATACTGCGAGACGTTGGACCAACACAGATGTAGTACTTGCTAATGGTACGAGAATCGTCGCAGTTGGTACTGGGCAACGTGTACGGGGGTTTATTGAAGGTGATACTAGGCCTAATCTGATAATTGTAGACGACTTTGAGTCTGAACTAAATGCTTTTACTCCTGAAGCCCGTATGAAGAATAGAAAGTGGATGACAGAAGCAGTTATACCATCTTTATCTGATGAAGGTAAAATTGTGATGATTGGCACAGTTATCTCTGAAGACTGTTTTTTGTATTGGGTAAAGGAGTCCTCCGCGTGGTTGGTATTATGGTATTCTATTATGGGTGATGGTGAGGGTAAGTTATTATGGCCTGAACGATTTCCTATGTCACGAATAGATGAAATAAAAGAAGAGTACTCCTCGGTAGGGAACCTTAATGGTTTTTTCCAAGAGTATATGAATATAGCTCAGGACCCTGAGACTGCACCTTTTAAACCTGATTGGATTAAGAGGCATCACCTTGATTATGAGATTATAGATGGTCAAGGCTGTATGGTTAAGGATACAGGGGAGGAACGTAAAGTTATCCCTGTTGAAGTGTATTCAGGGGTAGACCCAGCGTCTTCACTATCAGCACGAGCTGACTTCTTTGTTATAGCTACGATTGGCATAGACCATGAGAATAATAAGTATATTATAGACCTATATAGAGATAAAATTACTCCAGATAGGCAACCTCAAGCAATTATAGACGTTTACAAGAAATATAGGCCAAGGAGGATGAAAATTGAAACGGTGGGTTATCAAGAGGCTCTTAGAACAGCAGTTAGGCAGCTCATGCAAGAAGAAAGTTTATACATACCTGGGCTCGAGCGAGGGGTTAAACCGAGGAACAGGAAGTCGGAGCGACTTCTATCGTTGGTCCCTATGTTTGCTAGAGGACAGTTTTTCTTCAGGCCGGAAGACATAGAAGGGGAAAAAGAGTTCTTATCTTATCCCAAAGGTCAGCATGACGATGTAATGGATGCAACATACATAGCTTTAGACGGTGCAAAGCCTTGTAGACACGCAGAATTTGACGAAAACCAAGAAAAAGGTAAAAAAGCGAAAAAAGTTCTTGATTGGATGGTACTTTAAGTCGTAAATTATGGCTATGGCAGAATCTAATATTAAGGTAACAGACCCTAAAAAGCTAGTAGATGAGACTCAGGACCTGTATCGGCGCTATTCGACAAAGCGTGATACATGGGCTAAACATGTTAAGGAAGACAGGGAGTTCCGTCTAGGCAGACAATGGACTAGAGAACAAGAAGAGGTTTTAAAGTCTAGAGGACAAGCTCCAGTTGTGGTTAATCGTATACATCCAGCTGTAGAAGCAGCTAAATCGATGATAACGGCGAATCGTCCATCGTTTAGGGTGGCCCCTAGAGAAGATTCTGATAATAGAGTAGCGCAAGTAATGTCTGCGCTTCTTTCGTATATGTATGATATTTCTGATGGCAGGACTGTAGTGCGTACAATGGTAGATGATTATTATGTTGCTGGTATGGGACTTATTCAGGTTTATCAAGACCCATTAGCTGATATGGGCAAAGGTGAGGTCAAAATTAAAGATATTGACCCAATGGATGTTTATATAGACCCTAATTCAAGAGATAGATTATTTGATGATGCCGAAAATATCATCGTTTCGAGATTATTTACTAAAGCTCAGGCTGAGCGTTTATACCCAATGTATAAAGATGCTATTGAAAACGCAAATTCTGATATTGATTTTAACTCACCAGAAACTGGCAGGGCAACTAATGACTATGCTGCGCAATTTCCTGAAGATGTTGGGCAAGTAAGTGAGCAGGACTATATACGTGGTTATGAGAGATATTTTAAGATACGAGTACCTAAGCGAAGAGTATTTGAGCAATTTAGTGGCGATGAAAAGCTTTTAGACGAGACAGAGTGGGAGCGATATCTATCTCAACCAGCATGGGTTATTAATGGTGAGCAGATTTTAACAGACGAAGAACAAGTTCAGCAGTTAATAATGCAAATGCAACAACAGTTTCAGCAGCAACAAGCTCAAGCTGCATCACAGTTAGTAGACCAAGGTGGTGACCCTAATACTGCTCTTGCGGCACCTATGCCTGAGATACCTATTGAACAGGTTACTTTTGCAGACTTAGTCCAGCAAAAAGTAATTCAAGTAGTAAAAATTACAGTTGAGCGAGTAAAGATGTGTGCAATGATGGGAGATGCTTACCTGTATTCTCGTATTCTTCCTACGGATAAATATCCAATCGTTCCAGCAGTGAATATGCATACACGTACTCCATATCCTACCTCAGACGTACGCATGGTTAAGGGAATGCAGGAGTATATTAACAAGACTCGCTCTTTAATTATAGCACACGCTACAACAAGTACTAATACTAAGATACTTGTTCCAGAAGGCTCAGTTGATATGACTGAATTTGAAGAAAAGTGGGCACAGCCAGGGGTTGCAATACCTTTTGACCCTACAGATGGTGCCCCAGTTACTGTTCAACCTAGCCCTCTACCTAATGAATTATATAGCAATGAGCAGACTGCTAAGAATGATATCGACCATCAGCTAGGATTATATGAAATGATGATGGGTAATTCTTCAGTAGCTCCTCAAACATATAAAGCTACTATATCATTAGATGAATTTGGACAAAGAAAGATTAAATCAAAGCTAGCAGACATTGAAGCAGCACTTACTCGTGTTGCCCAGGTTGCTATACCTATGATGCAACAGCTATTTACTGGTGAAAAGGTATTTAGAGTGGTTCAGCCAAACAATTCACTATCTGACTATGTTGTCAACAAAAGGCTTGTTGATGATAAAACGGGTGAAATTGAAGTATTTAACGATATTACGGTAGGCATGTATGATGTAGTATATATATCAGGAAGTACATTACCTACTAATAGATACGCTGAATTAGAATTTTACATGGACGCATATCAAAAAGGTCTCATTGACAGAGTTGAAGTTCTTAAGAAAACTGAAGTCTTTGATATCGAAGGAGTTATGCAACGTCAGGATGAGATTGCTCAATTGCAAGCTGCACTTGAACAAGCTCAGGAAGAGGTTAAAGGGCTTAAAGGCGATTTACAAACTCGCGATAGAGAAGCTGTTAGCCTTCGTAAAAAAGTGGAAGTTGAGAAGTTTAAATCAGACTTGGATGGAGTTAGCAATAAAGCGAAAGCTGCTGGCACATTGTTTGGTAAACGTCTTGATGACACACTCGCCAATGAAAAGCGTGATATATCGTCTCGCTTGAAAGAAATGTCACTTACCCCTAAAGGCGATACGGGCAGTGAATAGTAAGGAAAAGTAAACAATGGAAGAAATGAATCAGGATACCCCCCAAACAGCGAATACGCTAGCAGATGTTGAAGCAAAAGCATTTGGAGCGCCCGCTGCAGAAGGCTCCTTAGATAATAGTCTTACCGTTACAGAGGCTTTCTCAAGCCCTGCAGAGGTAACTGGCACTGAAGCTCCTGTAGAAGGAACACCTGAAGTACCAGCGGAAGCAGCTCAAACAAACGAGGTTTATGAGGCCAAGAATGATGAGCGTAGATTTGAATATTGGCAGTCACAAGCAGCCAGACGGGAAAATGAACTTAAAGTTCTACAGCAACAGTTAGAGACAGCGAAAGCTACACCTCAAGCGACGCCTGAAGTACCAGCGCAGCAGACTCAACCAGAAGTTCAAGAATTTCCACCAGCCCCAGCTAAGCCTGAGAAACCAAGAACATTCTCTAGAGATGAAGCTTACAGCGACCCTCAATCAGAGAGTGCTCGATATTTAGACGAGGTAGAGTCATGGAGAGATGACATGGTTCAGTATTCTGAACTTAAAGGTCAGTATGAAGTAGCTGTTTTACAAGAACGTTTAGACGGTCAAGATAAGCAGCGTCAAGAAGCACAAAAGCGTCAACAAATTCAAATGGACAATAACAGACAGTCTCAAGAAGTATATGAGCATGTTACTGGCCATTATGGGTTTAATGATGCAGATGCGCGTGAGTTCATAACCACCATGAGTAAGCCAGAGTCTATAACAATGGATAACCTTGTAAACCTTTATAGGATGCAAAAAGGTCAACCTACGCAAGCTGCAGCAGTTAATGCTGGACCTAGCCCAACGTTTACCCAAATGCAAAATGCTCAATCAATCCCTTCGCCTATGGGTGTAGTGACTGGTGAAACTGGGCAAGATTCACGTCCTGAAGGAGACCAGGTTATGGATGATTTAATTAATTCATTTAACTCCAAGAATCCTTGGGGTTAATAACTTCTTAGGAGAAGAAAATGGCAAATGTAACTAGTATATCCACAGGTGCCGCCTTATCAGGTGTTGTATCTATGGATAACAACCGAAGAGTCTTTAACTTCGGTGACAGAGTAGCAGAGCTGGCTCCTCAACAATCGCCTTTCTTCGTTTACTTATCTAAAGTGGCGAAAAAAGCGACTGATGACCCAGTTTTTAAGTTTTTAGAGCAAAGACACTCATGGCAGCGTCGTAACTTTGTATGTGAGGCTGTTTCTAATATGACAGCAGCAGCAACAGGTGTAGCGTTGACTGAGAATATTGTAATCGCAGCCCCTTATAATAGTGAAGGTAAAATACAAGCTGATTGTAAACCTGAATTTATTGTAGGTGGACAAGTTATTGCAATTAAATTTGACCAAGGCGTTAAGAGAATTAAGATTGCTGAAGCTGCAACATCAGGTTCAGGTCTTACTTTTGCTGGTACTAACGGTACTGATGGTCAGGTGACTATTGCTGCAGCAAGTATGACAGCTATTGATGCTATCGCAACTAACGATGACATTTCAGCTGGTGCACAAGGTCAAGTGATTGGTTCAGCATGGGCTGAAGGAACAACAGCTCCTGAAGGTTGGGAAGATATCATGTCTGATAGCGAAGGCTATTGTCAAATCTTCAAAACTGCATGCAACTTATTCTCTGGCACTGCAATGGCAACTCGCTATCGTGGTATTGCTGATGAGTATAAACGTGTATGGGCTGATAAGCTTATGGAGCATAAGATGGACATGGAGCAAGCTTTCTTGTTCGGTCTTGGTAATGCAACAGCAGGCGCAACATCAACTCGATATACTCATGGTATAGTACCTTACGCTGAAGCAAATGGTAAAGTTTATAACTTTTCATACGCTTCATCTGGATATGATGCTTTCTTAGATGCAATGGAAGATTTCTTTGCACCTGAGTCTGGCAATTCAGGTAATAAACTTGTATTAGCTTCACGTAAAGTAATTACTTACTTGAACAAGCTTGGTGCAGGTTCATTCTTGAATAATACAGTAGGTGCTTCACAGTACAACCTTGATATCAATAGCATCCCTGGTGCTTTTGGCCATCAAGTAACTGTAGTAAACACAATATTTGGTAATCTACATTTCGTAGCTGAACCTCTATTGCGTGGGCCTTGGGAAGACTATGCTGTAGCTGTTGACATGGGCAATGTTGCTTATCGACCATTGGTTGGTAACGGTGTTTCTCGTGATACTTTCATTGAAACTAACATTCAAGCAAACGATGAAGACGGAAGGCGTGACCAGATTATTACTGAAGCTGGTTTAGAAATAGCTCTTCCTGAAACTCATGCTGTAATGAAATTTAGTTAAGGGGGTATAGAATGGCTAGTGTACAAAGTGATAATGGCTGGACCAAAACCGAATTAGGGGATGGTTGGGTTAAATTAACTGAAGTGTGCGATGCATTTAGCACTGGAACTACTGATGACGTAAAGACAACTGCGATTACAAACACAACAGTCAATGCTGTTACTAATGGGCCTTCAATGCCTATTATTAACGAATTAAAAGCAGCTGGTGAGTTTATTGTTGAAGCAGTTTTAGGAGCTGGTACTATAGCTGCAGATTTACATCTGTATACTAAAAATAGTGCGGGCACTTATCAAGCGCTCTCTTCTGACTTAGTGAATAATGCGGCTGCAAGCTCAACAAGTATTGTTTCGTATAGCGGAGCAATAACTGATGGATTAAAAGTTGTAATGGAAAAAGATAGTGGCTCAGCAGCTAATACGCTGACAGTATCTTTAATCTACTATAACGGCGGCCCTAACCAGTCTGATGTAACAATCGCTGGTGTTGGTGCTGACCCATCATAAGGTTAGTTAAACAAAATGGCAACGGGGCCTTCGGGCCCCTTAGCCTATAAAGTGAGGAAATTATGAGTGATTTAAAAATAACCCACTCAGGGATAGAACAAACGCAAGTCAATCAAGGGCCTATTAGGCCTGGAGCAGCTTTAGGTCAATCTGGAAGTATCTTGCTTGATACAGCTTCTGCAATTGCACCTCCTGATGGAATGGTGTTTGTAGCTGTTACAATGCTAGAAGACTGCACATTTAATGCAACTAATGGCTTAGTATCAGAAGATGCGAATAAATGGTTTAATACTGATGCTGCTGCGCATGATGAGTCAGCTGGGTCAGAAACAAGCTTACAAGGTAGTGGTGGAGTAGAAGCTGATGCTAGTAATGTATTTCCTGCAGGCATGACTCTGTATGGTAGATATACTGGATTAAAATTAGCTGGTGGTTCTTGTATAGCTTACTTAGGTTAATATATGCTAGGTTTAGGCAATAAGCTTCAAAAGACTGGATTCAAGAAGATATACCCCGGTGTAGCCACTGGGGGTTTGGTATTAAAATCAGATTTTGGCAATAGAGAAGTTGTACCTATAAGTGATGGGTCAGCATTTTTTGATGGGTCTAATGATTATATAACTTTTGGGAATGATTCATCTACCCAAATAACAGGAGCAATTTCTATAAGTTTGTGGATGAAATCTTCAGATACAAGTGCTATTCAATATTTAGTAGCTAAAGATGACAATACCAATAGAAACTTTTGGCTTGCTACAGAGAATAGTACAGGCAAGGCTTGGTTCACATTTTATAATAGTGGTAGTAATAAGCAGGTAAAAAGTACAAATCATAATGTATGTGATGGGAATTGGAATCATATTGTAGCTATCTTTAACACTTCAACCGAAAAGTCTTCTATTTATGTTAATGGCGAACTATCAGCTGAATCAAGTGACCATAATGTCACCACTATTGACAATGATACAGTTAATCTTGAGATTGGTAGAAGAGGAAATGGGGTCTATTATTATGATGGGAATATTTGCAATGTAGGTATATGGTCAGCAGCCTTAACTGCAGCTCAAATCAAATCTATTATGTATAAAAAATATGGAGGCTTAAACACCTCAGAAAAAGCAAATTTAGTATCATGGTGGAATCTTAGCGCAAATGCTAAAGATTTACATGGTGGAAATCATGGGACACTTTCATAATGGCAGCTACTATAACACAAAATTCAAAACCATTACACCCAAGAGCATTAGATACCTCTGGAAATAACAATCATGGTACTGCATATACAGGTCAAGCATTAGAGTTTGATGGGGTAGCTGATTATGTTCATGGGGCACTTGATGGCAATCCAGGTGATTTCGGAAGTCAGTCTGATTTAGAGCTGACAATAGCGTTTTGGTATAATCCATCTGATGTAAGTTTAAGTGATGGAGTCGTATCTTGGAGCAGGTCAGGGCAACCCCTTGATGGCTCTACATTCCTTCTATTGAGCCAAAATGGAAGTGGTCAGTTAAGGTATTATATTAATCATTCCCCTGCATATACAGCTCTCTCTACTGTTTTTGAAAGTAATACTTGGTATCGTATTGTTTTAACTAGAACTGCTAGCGACAATACTTGGAGGTCTTATGTGAATGGTGTTGCTGATAGTACGAAAGATGATACTGGGACTCCTGGCTCTCAAGCAAATGCAGATGTATTCTATGTTGGTTCAGGTTATGGAGGTTATTTTACAGGAATGCTTTCTGATTGCCAAGTGTGGAATAAACCATTCACTCAATCTGATGTAACCTATGATTATCTCAACCCTGAAACACTAGCTTTAGATACCCCTAGCACTTCTCTCACTTATTCAAACCTCAAGCTATGGTATCCTATGCAGGATGGCACAAGAGGTGGTCAAATCAATTTAATGGATGGTGCTAATACTGGATTAGGGAGTGAAACACTAACCAATGGAGATTTTAGCGATGCGTCTGTTTCTGATACCTGGAATGGGTCTTCAGAGGTAGCTCTAGTAGGCTGGGGGTCTGGTCAAACTCATACTGCAGATAATCATGCTATCATAACTGATGGGAAATGCAGGCTTATTAGCACAGGGTCAAATATAGACATAAGGCAAGACGGTTCTTTAATTGTTGGACAAACATACTATTATTCAATTGAAGTCACTAATGTTACTTCTGGGTATATCACCTTAAATGCAGGCTATGATGTGCTAGATGCTACTGATATCGGGACTTACACTGGTTATTTTACAGCTACAAATGATATGTTTTATATTAAGAGGAATGGGTCTGGTGGAGTCTGTGATGTAACATTTGATAATGTTTCAGTCAAAGCCATAAACGCCAAAAATCACGGCGCTTCTAAATTCTATGGGGAACAGCTATGGGCAAATGATGAAGCCTTGCTTAGCACTGATTATGGAAGTGAGTTGATTACTAATGGAACAATGGAAGCTGATTCTAATTGGGCAGACAGGAATATAGGAGGCGGTGAAAGCAATACAAGAAGTACTGAGCAAGCTCATAATGGTACATATTCTAGAAAAATAGTAGCCACAGCAAATGACTCTGGTTGTAGAAGTGATAATTTTAATGTAGTAGCAGGAAGAGCGTATCTTGTAGAGTGTTATGTGTATGTTGTTTCAGGAACATGTAGGATACAAAGGGCAGGAGGTCATGTTAATGTTACCGAGTCTTCAACAGGCACAGGTGCATGGGAAAAACTATCAGGAGTAGCAACATCTTCTTCTACAACTACTGAATCTTTTAAAATAGTGGCAGATGGAGGAGCATCTACTTTTTATGTTGATGATGTATCTGTAAAAGAAATAGGCTCTACAAGTGAATTAAGAACTGGTTCTGAAATAGCAAGTGGTGCATTAACATATAATAAATGGTATGAAATAACTGCCAGAGATGGCATTGACTTTACTACATATGGAGCACCTGATAATAATATTGGTACAAAATTCTTATTAAGTCATGCTGATGGAAGTAGTGTACCAACTATGGATTCTAATGACAAGGCTTGGTTGCTTGACTTTGGATGGGCTGGATATGCTGGCAATACATATTCTATTACAGAAGAAGAAGATGCATTAAGGATAAAACTTACGCAGGGAAGCACTGTTACGAATGGCATGTATATATATTTTAAAAGTGCTAATACTGAATTTGCTAGTGCTTTTGCAATAGGACGAGAATATAAGCTTACTCTTAAACTGAAAGTTAGCTCAGGAGATGATGTTAATGCGACAATTTATGATGGGGCTAGTTCTACTAATTTAGGGACATATAATAACACTACTTTTGGGACTGTAAATGTTACATTCACAGCTAAACATGCTACTAACGCTTATTTTAAGTTAGGGTCACTGAGTGCAGGCGATGAAGTATGGATTAGTGACTTTAGTATTATAGAGCAAGGTATTGCTACAGGCTGGACAGATGCAGATGCTCAACCAACAATACCACAACTTGGATTCCAATCATATAATCAATTAGCATGGTTTTCTGGATTGCCTAATGACACCCTTGTTGATATTAATGCAGACACAACTCTTGCTAGTGGCACATATTCGTTCTGGGCAATATCAGATATGAGTACCGCTAATGGTAAAAATACTGTATTTGGGCATGGAAACTATCAGCACGGATGTTTTTCTATGAACTGGAGTTCTAATATGCCAATATTAAGGACAGGGAGCAATCAGTATGTATTTTGGGATGATAATGCTGCTCAAGATGATGGTAAATGGCATCATTGGGTAGTGTACCTAGACCACTCAACTATTACAGATTCTAAGTTATATATTGATGGAGTATTGCAATCACAGAATACTACTGCAGCAACAGGCAGCCACATTGCTTGGGCTGAAGGTTTAAATATAGGAGCTGAGAAAGCAGACCCATTGTATCCATTTATTGGCTGTATAACTGAATTTTCTTGGTGGAATAAAGAATTATCTCTCGCTGAAGCCCAAGAGCTATACAATGATGGAGAAGCATTAGATGCTACATTGCATTCAAGTGCAGCTAATCTATCAGGATATTGGAGAAATCAAGGGGCAACTACTTGGACAGACCTATCTACTAATAGTAATAATGGTACTGCAACAAGCGTAACAGAATATTTAACTTTACCTGAAGGAAACAATGGTAGAGATACTCAAGGGTTCTTGATGAACAGAGAGAGAGTTGGATTGAACCTTCCTTATGTTAGCAATGAAGAGGGTGCTCCTAGAATTGAGTATGGGAAAATTAGTGAGTTAAATTCAGCTGCAACTTTTTCTATTGAAATGTGGGTAAGACCAATAGATACTAATACTCAGCAGTTTCTATTTACCCATTGGGGTGGAACTAATGAAAGGATAGACATAGAGCTTGATACTAAACTATTTTTACATATGTATAACAGCACAAGTAATAATGGATATATCAGATATACAGCAGCCGATGCTTCTATCTCAGCGGGTACATGGACTCATTTAGTTTGGACATTTAATGGCGGTAGAACAATGAACTCGGGAAGCTCTGCAGATGCAGCAGATATGTCAAAATTATACGCTAATGGAGTGCTTGTTGGAACTCTTGATGATGTATCAAGTGAATCATTCGCTACCACTACAGCTTCAATGCCAGCTGCTGTAACATCCATAGGATGTCAAAGAACCTCAAATGCAGATTCTAGCACTTACTACAGGTCATTCAAAGGTGATATGGATGATGTTAATATATATTCTAGTGAGCTAACAGCAAACCAAGTAGCAAGAAATTATAAAGCAGGTAAAAGGAGGCATAGAAGCTAATGGCTTACGAAATGTACATATGTTTAAACAAAGCAACCTATGAGAGTGCAATACCCTCTGAGTTGCAATCACAATTAGGATGGACTAATTATACCTATGATGAGGATGGTGAAGTAGAAAGCTCTACAGTTTACACTCCTACTTGGAAAGAGTCTGCATTTAAAGGCAAATTAGGTGTACCACGAGAATCGCACGATGGAGCCTATATTATTGTAAAAGGTGCATTCTCCCTGCTTACAGGAGAAATGTCCGCTATCATAGCTTTAGGGGCCTCACAGAGCTATCCTAATAATAGTGTACTAACTAAGGCTGAAGCACAAACCTTATCTAATAGTGGAACATTTACAGGTGAGTAAGACTGTTACATCTAATAAGGTGGGACAACCTTGGTCCGGCAGTAAGCCTGATAATAGGCGTAAAAAGAATACTGATAAGAAAGGTAAGAAGTAATGGCAGATATAGCAACTAATGTAAATGAGCTATTGAATGTTGCTCAAGGTAGTGCTTCAAACAGCCTTGAGTATTCTTCTGATTTTGGAAATAAATCTTTTTCAGCGGCTTGTAATGAAGTGGCGGCAGCATTACCTATCGAGGCATTGCTGGTTGTAGCTCCATATACAGCAACTCGTACTGGTATCAATCAAAAGCGTATACTTCAAGTTAAGCGAACAAATGGTAGTATTGATGTGGTATGTAGAGAGCTTGATGCAACTGAAGCTCATAAAGCTCAGGATTCAAATTCATTATATCATATCAGCACCAATGAAGCCAACTATCCTGGATATTATTTAATTAACAATGAATCAGGGGCAAGTACGATAGAGGTATTGCCTAATAATACTGGTGTAAAAATATTTTATTATGACAATGATATAACAAGAGTTCTTAGTGATGCTGCGACTGATGGGACTCACTTCGGCGGTATACCTGAAAACGCATATCAAGCAGTTATATACAAGACTTGCATTAACATCTTAGTAAAACTTATTAGTGATGCTGTGCAAGATGATGAAGATTCAGAAATGCTACAAATGCTTAATAATCAAGCACAATTACTACAAGGGTTATATGCATCAGCATTAAATGCTGCAGGGGCCAATATGGCACCAGAAGGAGCTTAAATGAGCAAGCAAGAGATGATAGAACTAGTTCAGCAACATCACCCTTATATGGGCATGAAAGAGATTATTAGGCTTTTAAATAGAGCTAAAGATAACTTTTGCATGGAAAGCGAAGTTGTAGAAGATACATGGACTGTGTCAACTGCAGTAGACCAAAGGCATTATGGACTTGATAGTAATATATTGAAAATTAAAAAAGTTACTTTAAATGATGTAGTTATACCAAGGCTTACTGGAAATTTACCTATTAATGATACTACAGGAACGGAGTCGTAATGGCTGTTGATAAAGAAAGATTCTGGTATACAGAGAATAAACATATAGGTGTTGTAGAAAAAGATGGAACTACGACTACTACTGATGGAGTTATTAGTCAGTATAAATCAATATCAGAGGCTAAGACATTAAGGATTTTTGCAATATCAGTAGATGCCGACCTTAGTGCAACCTTAGGTGATGCGGCTTTTACTAATATCCCATCGCAATTTCATGAAGCAATAGTATTTAAGGCTATCGCATATGGTTATTTAGACCCACGTAATATGGAGATGAATAACGCAGCTAATTTCACTCAAATGTATGACCAAGGGGTTAAGCGTGCTAAGAAATATGTACGTTCACAAAATATTACTACTGGTCAAATAACACCACACGAATTTTAGGATAATATATGGCAACTTGGAATAGAGAAAGTGTTGCTCAGAGTAGCAC